GCTTCGCCTTCTCGCTCCACGAATGCGTGATCAACGGCGTGTCGCCGATAATCCACACATCGAACCGCTTGAAGGTCGACTTGCCTTCAAGCAGCGCCCGCAGGCTGATGGTGTTGTCCCGCTTCTCGTCGTCTGTTAGAATTGGTTTTTGCTTCGGCATTGTTGCGTCCTTCCTCGTTGTTGAGAGCCGGGGGCCTTGCACGCCCCCGGCTCGGTTTTGAGCCTTTCCGGCTTCGCCATGCCCAGCCCTGCCTGAACATGCCAAACCCGGCAGTGCCCATCCTCCTCACGCCGCTATCGAGTAGCGGAGCGCGAGCTGTTCGACCTTTCGGTCAACCTCCTTGATGAACTGCGTAATCTCGCGCTCCAGCTCGGCGATGCGCGCGTTGTCGCGATGGACGCGCCTGATCCACATCGCCATGTGCGGCGGGAAGTCGGGGTTGAACGAAACGTAGTCGCACCAGGAGTGGCTGGTGCAGGCCAATTGCCACATCATCTGGACGAGGTGGTCGTTGCTGATCGTCTCGGTGAGCAGCGTGTCGAGATGCTTGGCGGGCAGCGGGCATTTGATCTCGACGAGCCCCGCAATCGCCGTGCCGCCGGGGGCCAGGACGAGGCCGTCGGGCGAGGCGTGTGTGCCGTCGATGCGCGGGTGCTGGATGAGGCCGATCTGTTGGACCTCGACGCCGCGCACCAGCTCGTACATCACGCGCGCCTCAGGCTCGCGGTCGGTGCCCTGCAACATCGCCTGGGTCCGAAAAGGTTCGATTGGCCTGTTGGTGATGCGCTCCAGCACCTTGTTCGCCATCAGGCTCTCGCGATCCGCGCTGTAGCCGGTCTTAGTGCGGCGCACGACGGCGGGCGCGTCAGACGCTCCGACCGAACCGCAACGGGCTTGGCGCCACTCCTCAGTTCCCTGCTGGAGCATTGCGCCGCCCCTTCTGTTCGGCCTTGGCGAGGTCGAGGACCTGCTTGGCGCGCGTGTACTGGTCGACGTTCATGTCGATGATGTTGTCGACGCCGATCAGCTTGAGCAGCGTCGCCTCGTTTCGGCCTGTAGCGGCGATGAGGGCGGCCAGCTCGTAGGCCTGGGCGTCGCTGATCCTGGGCGACGTCCCGCCTGCGGCTTTGCCGTCATCGTCGATGGCGGCGGCGAGGCCGATGGCGGCGCGCAATCCGTATCTTTGCAGGTAAGTCAAAACGCTTCCGAGCGCCTGAACCCAGCTCATGCCGGTCGTGCCGGGATCAACCTTGCTCTCCAGCGTGACGCGCTCGCTGTAGCCGTCGCTGTGGGAGACGATGCAGGTGACCTTCACCAATTCGCCGCCCTGCGCGACCGCGAAGCGGTAGGCGAGGCCGTGCGCGGCGAACACCGGATCGACGATGCGGGCGACGTCGGCGAAGCTTTCGTACTTGTACTTGGTGCGCGAGCCGCCCTCGCGCCTCGAGGGGTAGTCCACGTCGCGGGTCTTGAGGACCGGCTGGAGTTCGCCCTTGGCGATGCTCATGGCGGCGTTGAAGGCGCGCTCGGCGGCGCGGTCCTCCTCTTGCCGCCGGGCCAGGAGGAGCCGGTCGAACACCTCGATGTTGAGCTGCGGATTGGCGGCGAGCCGCTCGATCATGACGAGCAGGCCGCCGCCCCCGGCGGCCGAAGGGGGTTCCGGTTCCGGGGGCGGCGCAGCGGCGGACGGGTAAGGGACCTCCGTCGCTATCTGATTATCGCTCATGTTGAGGCTCCCGGAAAGCCTGAAGGTTGTCCCCGCGACAACAACTCGTCAACCTCTAACCGTGCGAATATTTGTGGACGGCAGTAGTTTGCCACCGTTAGACCTTTAACGGCAAGCACGCCGGTTAGACGTCTAACGATGGACAATATAGCTGCTGTTAGATGTCTAACGCACTGCTACGCAATGGATGATGATGGCCCCGGTCTAACCTTACGACGATCTGTGGACTGCGGCAATATTCTCTCTTGACCAAGTAACGGCCTCGCGGCATCTTGCACCGATGGACCGACTGCATACGCGCCCCCCCCAACAGCCGCCGCTCGTCGAGCTGATCCGCCTTCGTCAGGAGTTCTTTCCCGGCATGACGCAGAAGGACTTCGCCAAGCTTTTGGGCATCACCCGGCTGCACGTCAGCTCGGTCGAGAGGGGACGCCGCAGGCCATCGCTCGATCTGACCCTGCGCTGGATCGCGCTGCTCGCGCCCAAGGCGCGGCTCGACATGTTCGGCCACCTGCCGGTGGTCGAGGAGCGCGTCCGCGCGCTGAAGAAGCTCCAGGAAGTCTCGCCGGAATTTTTCCAAGCAGCCTGAAGGGCGAAACGCGATGGCGCGCAGAGGGAAGATATTTGCGCCGCGCGAGAGCCTGATCCAGGCCGCCTGCCTCCAGCACTGGCTGGCCTTCGGCGTCCCCGGATCCCTGGTCGCCGCCGTCCCCAACGCCAACGCCCACGGCCAGCCTGGGCTGACAAAAGGCCTGTTCGACCTCATCGTGATGTCGCCCACCCTCGGCGACAAGACCGGCTGGCTGGAGCTTAAGGCCGACGACGGCGCGCTCACGGACGACCAGAAGAAGGTCAGGGGCGTCATGATCGCGCTCGGCGTGCCGCACGCGGTGGCCTATGGCCGCGACGAGCCGATCAGGATCCTGGAATATTGGGGCGCCGTGCGGCAGCAAGCGAGGGCTGCGGCATGATCACCGTCAGGCTGACCCCAAACATGACCGACTATGCCGACAATGTCGGCGCCCTTCGACGTTCGCGCGCCTTCCTCAATCGCTTCAAGAACGTGAACGGACTGACCGGCACGTTCGACCATCTCCTGGCGATTGATCGGTTGGGAGCGCGCTGCGAGGCGGCCGGGAAAGTCTACCTGAACCCGATCCATTGGAACGCCTGCACCGACCGTTTCAAGGGCGCTCCCGATTTGGGCCGGTTCGTCGATGTCAAAGGGATCGGCCGCAGGGGACTAAGGATGCCGGTCCAGAAGGACGACCCTGATGACTTCGCCTTCCTGCTCATCTCGGCAGAGCGGCACCCCGACTGTGACATCCTGGGCTGGCTCTGGGGACGCGAAGCCAAAGATCAACGGTTCTGGGACGATCCGCATGGCGGAAGGCCAGCCTATTTCGTCCCTGAGGAATGGCCGGGCGGCAAGTTGCGCGAGCCCGAAGAACTGCGCGCCCTCATCCACGACGCCGCGCAGGAAGAGATGACGCAATTCGCGAGGGAGGTGCTGAACTAAGAACCTGGGCGGAGCATTTGGCCGAACCCCGCCCAGGCCCAGGTTGGTTGAGGGTTTTCTACGACCTCTCCCAAGCCTTTAACAGAAGATCATCACAACTCCAAGACGCGAGTTGTGAACCTTCTGCGTGTAAATGGTTTCGCCCCCTTGCACGGCGGGTCATTTCGAGACGCGCTCATGTTCTCGGCGAAGCCCAATAGAAAAGGGTCACGCATATGGCCGGTGCACTCCGGCTCGCCTAGCAGCGGCGTGGCGACGCGGCTGGGGCTACCAAGCCCTTCTGGCACGGACTGCTAGATTTGACAGCCAGATACCGGTGAACCGCGAGGCCCGGCGCAAAATGCAGGGAGCTGCTTTTGCAAATCCTCCCGCCCTGTCCGTGGCCTCGGCCGTGGGGGGTAAGGGGGGCTTTGCTTCAGCAGGGAGCTTGGGTGGCCGTTGGCCACCCCAACCAGAGGCTACTGGTTCAGAATAAAGCACTGGAGGGACGCGATGGAAATCAGAACTACGCTGAGGCTGGACCGTGAGGCCAAGAACACGGTTCGTTATGTGGAGACGACTTTCCCGCAATGTTTCTATAGCGGCATGATCTACATCCGGAAGGATGCGCTGGGCGATCAGGATTACCCGCCAGAGCTTGAGGTGACGATCACGCCGAAGGCCAAGCTCGCCGTCGTGCGCGCCTGATCTGGGTCGTAGCGGTGAGCAAGCGCAAGTCAAAACTCAAGGCGATGGCCGAAGCGGGCGACCAGTGGGCCATCGAGACGCTGGCGAGGATGCGGGCGCAAGGCCGGGCTGCTGGGCTGCATGGCGCGACGATGCGCATGGCCCGCGATCCCGATCCTGAAGCCGAAGCCGCCAGGGACATCCGCGAATGGACGGATGGGCGCAGGCCGACGCCGTGGCGCGTCCACCGGCTGGCCCAAGCGTTGAAGAATGGCTGACGAGCCCGATCCTATGGTCGTCGAGCTGCTGCTCCGCGATGCTTACGAGGAATTGGGGCGGGTGGCGATGATCGCCGAGGGTTACGCGCTCAAGCTGTTCGACGCGAGCGAACGCCGCAATGCGATGGAGGCCGCCGGCCGGCTGCAGCAACTGCGCCTGTGCACGGTGACGATGATCCAGATCTTCAACCTGTTTCTGAGAAAGCCCCATGGTCAAGGAATGGCCGAAGCCGGAGCAGGATCGTCGCACGGCGGTCGTGAGCATACGCGGATCGCGGATGGAGACGCGGGAGGTTGACCTGAACGAGCTGCTCGCCTGCTGTCGGCGCGAGCTGGCGTTCCGGGAGCGTTGCTATCCACGATGGGTGAGTAGAGGCTCGCTGTCGGAGAAGAAGGCCCAGAAGGAGCTGGAGCTGATGCGGGAACTAACAGATTTTTTATGTCATTGCGTTTTCAAGGCGGTTGTCCGCCGCGCCGGTTAGCGGCTTGCCCGATAGTTGGCCTTTTTACTTGGCGCGGGCGCGGCGGGCCTTTTCGCGCTGATCAGGCGTCATGTTGCCCCTTCGAACGCCCTGCTTGGTCGGCTTGGTTGTTCCCGGCTTGAGATTTCCTGCTCGCTGCATCGCGCTGACCGCGACCGCATACGGGTTATCCACATCGCCCTTGGCCTTGAGCTGCTTTACGAGCCTATCCAAAATTTTCGGCATGGCTTACCCTCTTGAAGCGCCCAGCAGGACGCGGCATGGCCATGGAAGGCGCGGCGGCGCAAGGTCTCGCAGAGCAAGGCGGCGCGCGGCTTTGCTGGCAAGGAGGCGGCCGATCTCAAATCGGCCGCCTTTTCGCCGCCTTCGGCATCGGATCAGCCCCACAATCTTGGGTCGCCGTAGCCGGAGCCGCTGCGCGGCTTGGGCTTGAACGGCCCCATGTCCTTCGGCCAGACCATGCCCTTCTGCAGCGGTCCCACGCCCCATGGGGCGTTTGACATGCCGCCTGCGGCGAGCGGCCCGCTGACCGGCTGGGCGTTGCGCGCGGGGAGGTTGGCCGGGTTCGCCGCTGGCGCAGCCGCCGGCTGGCCGCCGCCGCCGAACAGGCCCGCGAGATTGAGCGCGGTCATCTGCGGCCCGCGATTGCGCGCGGTGGGGTCGGTGTTCTGGCCCTGGTCGAGTGTGACGAAGCGCGGGTTCGAGGTCGCGCCCTGGGCCGACGCGCCGCCGCTCGCCAGGGGGCCGGGGACGGGACGCTGCGCCGACACTGGCTGGGCGTTGGGGGCGGGCGCGTTGGGGCTCGCCGAGGGCGCAAAATAGCCGCGTGGGTCGATTTGGCCGGGGAAGGGCATGTTGCGCGAGGCTGGCCCCAAGTCCTGCGGGAAGGGCATGTTGCGGGTCGCCGGATCGGTCGCGGGCTGCAACACGCTCGGCGGCACGGGCGGCCCGCCGCCGTCGAGAGCCGCCGGCGCCGGGCTTGGGTTCTTGAGGGCGTCGAGGTCGTCGGGGCTGGGCCCGCCATTGGTCGGCGGCGCCTCGGCCGCGTTCGCCGAGCCGGGGCTGAACATCTG